AGAACACGCTCACTATCATGCCATCAGCCGATCTTGCCGGTAAAATCTGCGGCTTCGGCAGCCAGTTGCACCGTATGGTCAAGCGCTATCGTGCCATTGACCCCTTTGGTGAGTTGTGGATTCTGGCTGTGGGTGAATCAACGGGGGCGCAGGCTGCAGGCTCAGTAGTGATTGCAGGTACCGCGCAGGCGTCAGGGACGCTAAGCCTGTATATCGGGGTTGAGCGCGTGCAGGCCGCCGTGGTTATCGGCGATGAGGCTGCTGATGTTGCCACCACGCTGGCAGCCGCTATCAACGCGAATGCCAGCCTGCCTGTAACCGCGACAGCTACTGACGGCACAGTTGCTGTCAAAGCGCGCCATAAGGGGCTGACCGGGAACGACATCCCGCTGATGCTGAATTATTACGGCACAGTTGGCGGTGAAACTACACCTGACGGCATTACCGTGACCATCACCGCGCTGGCTGGCGGCACTGGTTCACCGGACCTTACCGACACCATTGCTGCTATGGGCGATGAGCCATTTGATTTCATCGGGCTTCCGTTCAGCGATTCAGCTTCTCTCGCTACGATGGCGCTGGAGATGAATGACGGTTCAGGCCGCTGGAGCTATGCGCGTCAGCTATATGGTCACGTTTATACGGCTAAAACCGGTACGTTGTCCGAGCTGGTTGCCTTTGGCGACACCATGAACAACCAGCATATCACCGTTGCAGGTTATGAAGTGGCCACGCAAACCTGCTGCGATGAGCTGGTGGCGATGCGTACAGCACGCAATGCAGTATTTATCCGTAACGATCCTGCGCGCCCGACGCAAACCGGTGAGCTGACCGGGGCATTGCCGGCACCAAAGGGGAGCCGCTTCATTCTATCTGAGCAGCAGTCTCTGCTGACGCACGGGATTGCTACATCCTATGCCGAAGGCGGTGTGCTGCGCATTCAGCGCGATATCACAACCTATCAGCAGAACAGTTACGGCGTGGCTGATAACAGCTATCTCGACAGTGAAACCCTGCATACCAGCGCTTATGTACTGCGCGAGCTGAAGAGCGTGATCACTTCTAAGTACCCGCGCCATAAACTGGCCAATGACGGAACCCGCTTCGGTGACGGTCAGGCCGTGGTGACGCCAGCGGTTATCAAAGGTGAGATGTGCTCCGTTTACAAACAGATGGAGCGGTCAGCCATCGTTGAAAACTTTGACCTGTTCAAAATCTATCTGGTGGTTGAGCGCAATGCGGATAATCCAAACCGCGTAGATGTGCTGTTCCCGCCTGACTACGTTAATCAGCTGCGTGTGTTTGCGCTGGTTAATCAGTTCCGTCTGCAATACAGCGAGGAGAGCGAATAATGGCCCGTATTGCTGGTACCACGTATTTCAAACTCGACGGCCTTCAGCTTTCTTTGACTGGCGGTATTGAAGTGCCGATGAACACTAAGGTAAACGATGATGTGATCGGCCTTGATGGTTCTGTTGACCGTAAGGAAACGCACCGCGCCCCGTACATCAAAGGCACTTTTAAAGTGCCGAAGGGTTTTCCGCTCAGCAAAATCACAGAGTCCGACAGCATGACCGGTACTGCGGAGCTGGCGAACGGTCAGGTGTATGTCCTGACCGAAGCCTGGTTGTTTGGTGAGGCCAACCACAACGCTGAAGAGGGCACGGTTGACCTTGAATTCCACGGCTCAGAAGGGTTCTACCAGTGAAAGAATTGATGCTTTCTAAACCTATTGTGGCGGCAAATGAGACGCTGCATGTGCTGGAAATTCGCGAGCCAACTTACGACGAAGTTGAGCAGTTTGGTATCCCTTTCAGCTACAACGAGTCCGGTGAAATGAAGCTGGATTCACGCGTCACGCTGAAATATATCCCGGTGCTTGCGGCCATCCCTCGTTCTTCGGCGGCCAAAATGGCGCTTAAGGATATCTTTATGGCGTCAATGACGATCGTGGGTTTTTTTACGGGGTCGGAAGCGGGAGAGAGTTCAGGAAGCGACTCTACAACACAGCCCACTTCTGGCGCATAAATCCGCTTGAACTGAAAAATGTCAGCCTCAGCAAGTTTCTGGAAATGGAAGCTGAGGCTGTCCGCATCTCTGAGGAAATAAACCGTGGCAGATAGTTTTCAGCTGAAGGCGATCATCACGGCAGTAGACCAGCTTTCAGGTCCACTGAAGGGGATGAGCAGAAACCTTAAAGGCTTTCAGAAGGAAGCCAAAAATATCATGGTCAACGCGGCGGCTATGGGCGTCGCGCTAACCTCCGCGTTTGCAGTACCCATCAGCCAGGCGATGGATTTCGAATCGCAGATGGCAGACGTTCGCAAAGTCGTCAACTTTGACACCCCGCAACAGTTTAAAGAGATGAGTGAGGATGTGCTCAAACTCTCGACTCGGTTACCAATGGCTGCAAACGGCATTGCGCAGATCGTAGCGGCTGGCGGCCAGGCGGGTATTGCGCGTAATGACCTGATGCAGTTTGCAAGCGACGCGGTGAAGATGGGCGTGGCATTTGACCAGACTGCAGAAGAGTCTGGCCAGATGATGGCACAGTGGCGAACCTCGTTCAAAATGACGCAGGATGGCGTGGTGGTTCTTGCCGATAAAATTAACTACCTGGGTAACACTGGCCCTGCCAATGCACAAAAGATTTCCGACATCGTTACCCGCATCGGTCCTCTTGGTGGCGTTGCAGGCGTGGCGTCAGGTGAAATTGCCGCAATGGGCGCGACTATCGCGGGTATGGGCGTTGAGTCTGAGATAGCCGCAACGGGCATTAAAAACTTCATGCTTTCACTTACCTCCGGCAAGTCAGCCACGGCGTCACAGAAGAAAGCGCTGAAGTTTATAAAGATTGATCCAGGCCAGTTAGCGGCTGACATGCAGAAGGATTCCCGCGCCGCGATGCTGAAGGTACTGGATTCTCTGGCCAAGGTACCAAAAGACAAACAGGCAGCGGTCATGAATGCGCTGTTTGGCAAGGAGTCGCTTGGTGCGATCGCACCTCTGCTGACGAACCTGGACTTACTGCGCACCAACTTCAATCGCGTTGCGGATGCGCAGCAGTATGCAGGGTCGATGCAGAAGGAGTATGAGTCGCGCGCGGCCACAACGGCGAACTCTGTTCAGTTGCTTAAAAACCAGTTCAGTGCTGCCAGCATAACCATTGGGGATATGTTTCTGCCCGATATCGTGAGGCTGACCCAGAAAGTTCAGCCAATGGTCGAACAGTTCAGGCAGTTCACCAAAGCCAACCCCGAGATGGTTCGCGGTACCTTTAAGTTTGGCCTGACATTGCTGGGTACTGCCTCTGCTGTGGGAATTGCCGTTAAGGCGGTGAAGATGTTTGAAACCGTGCTGAAGATGTCCACCATGGGCAAGCTGGTTTCGCTGCTGGTGCTGGGTGGGAGCCTTATTGTCAGCAACTGGGACCAGGTTGGTCCGGTTATTAAAGCGGTATGGCAAGACGTGAATGATGTCGTGGAAGCGATGGGTGGCTGGAAGAGCACAATTGAGGGTGTCAGCGCCGTTATGGCAGGCGTATTCACCGTGCGCACCGTTGGCACTCTGAAAACCGCGCTCACAACAGCAACTTCACTTTCCGGCGTGCTGGCGCAGATTGCATCACTCGGTGCGCTGACAGTGTCCATCGGCGTTGCGATTTACATCTTCAAAAAGCTGAACGATATCGCTGATGCAGTTACTGAAAAGGACGGCACAACATCCTTCTGGCAATCCCTCAAAAACCGCTGGAATGCCGGGGGCTGGTATAACAATCAGCAGGGTGGGCCGGGCTATCAGTCAGCGGTGCCACTTTCGCGGCCACAGCAGGGTGAGCTCAAGGTAACATTCGATAATGCGCCGCCCGGCATGCGCGTTGCGCCAGCGGGTAACTCACTACCCTGGCTTAACTATGATGTCGGATATAACCGCTTCTCTAACCAGTAACCCGCTCCGGCGGGTTTTTTATAGCCCGGAGATCGCATGAGCTGGATTGATAATCTGCAGGATGCCTCGTTGCGGGGTGTCCCGTTTAAGGTAGATGAGGATGAAGCTACTTTCGGCAGACGCGTGCAGGTCCATGAATACCCCAACCGCGATAAGCCATGGGCTGAAGATATAGGGCGTGCAACGCGACGCTTTAGTGTTCAGGCGTATCTTGTCGGTGATGACTATTTTGAGCAGCGCAACAGGCTGATCGAAGCGGTCGAGAAGCCCGGAAGCTGCACACTCGTTCATCCTTTTTACGGCGAAATGACCGTCACCGTTACGGATGAAGTCCGCGTAAGCCATACCAGAGACGAAGGCCGCATGTGCCGCGTCAGCTTCAGCTTCATCGAGTCGGGCGAGTTGTCATTCCCCAAAGCTGGCATTGCAACCGGAGCGAAGCTGACGGGCGCCGCAGCGCTGATGGATGATTTCCTGTCATCAGCATTTGAAGCGTTTGGGCTGGACGGCCTGCCAGATTTCACACAAAACGGCGTACTGGATGATGCAACGGAGATGTTCGATACCGTTACTGACGCCATGCAGTACGTAGATTCTGGTATTAGCGCAGCATCTCGTCTGATGCAGGGTGATTTGTCTGTATTGCTGATGCCACCGTCCAGTGGCATGAATTTCGTTAATCAGCTTCAGACGATGTGGCGGGCAGGCACAAAACTGACTGGTAATGTCACAGACCTGATCACAATGGTTAAAGGTCTCAGTGGTATTAGCCTCGACACGGGACTTGCCCCGCGCGGGGTGTGGAAAACAGACAGTACCAGTACACAGGCCAGAACGGAGCAGCGCAATTACGTTGCGCAGGCCATTCGCACGTCAGCACTCAGCGAGGCGGTGAATACGGTAACGAACCTTCCCAAATCCACCTCATCAA